GGTAATATTATTACTCAACAGGCATCTTTTTATTCTATTAGATTAAAAGAAACTAAAGTTAACATGTATGGTGAAGCTGCGGGAGGATATTTATTTGAAGGACCCTTTATATTTAATTGTTTAATAGAAAGAACTCCCCAAGTATTTCAAGAGGCGGATATGATATTAGAAACCCAATATGAAGTAACCTTTAGATTTTTAAGAGATGATTTAGTAGATGCTAATGTGGTCCCTAAAGTGGGTGACTATATCTTATATGAAGATAATTATCATATTTTAAATGATGTATATTCTAATCAATATTTTGTAGGTAAAAATCCTGATTACCCTAACGAACAAAACCCTCTTAGTCCAGGTTTAGCTAATTATGGGAATAATTTATCAACTATTTGCATAACTAATATAGTACCTGCGGATAGAGTAGGTATTACTAAAGAAAGATATAATCAATAATGGCACAGGAAAGAAAAAAACCCATCCCTCCTAGACAAAAAGAACTTTCTAAACGTCTCCAAACCCCCTACAGGGATGATGAGGGAAGATTTGACAGGGGAAATCCTAATAATGCCACTTTTGATAATTTAAATAGAGGTAATCAAACATCTTTTAGGGGAGATGAGGTAAAGCCCTTTTCTATAGGTATTAAGGATATAGATGAAGCCATAACTTTTTACATGAAGGAAATTATAAAACCTTCTGTAATACAAAATGGAGGTAGAATAGACGTACCTGTATTATATGGGGATTCAGAAAGATGGAACCAAATAAATAAACTGGGATATTTAAGAGATGGTAATGATAAACCCATGTTACCATTAATTCTATTTAAAAGAACTAATATAACTAAAGAAAGGTTTACTTCTAAAATAGACGCTAATAGTCCAAATAACTTACAAGTATTTACTAAAGCCTATAATAAGCAAAATGCATATAGTAATTTTAGAATATTAAATAAAGATTTTCCTGAAAAGCAATTTTATGCTACTATAATACCTGATTATCTTACATTAGACTATGATGTACTTATATCTACTTATTTTATAGAACAAAATAATAAAATTATAGAAGCAATGAATTATGCTTCTGATTCATATTGGGGTGACCCTGAAAAATTTAAATTTAGAGCTAGAATAGATAGTTTTGCTACTAATACTGAAATTCCCCTAGGGGCAGAACGTATTGTAAAAACAAACTTTAGTATAAAACTTTATGGATATATTATTCCAGATACTTTTTTAAAAGATATTAATGCTGTTAAGAAATTTAATGGGAAAACCCAAATAAATATTTTATCAGAAACACTAATACCAGCTGATAATACTAAAAGTATAAATCAGCGTATTTATAATCAAGAACTATAATAAATGCCTAATACATTCATATCAGCTAGTATAGCTACAGGTCTTACTATTGAGGCGGGCCATGTCACACAATCCGCAGATGCTTTTACAGGTACGGAAGCTTATGATATTACAATATCGGGTTCCTTAACTAATACAGGTAGTTTGGACGTAAGTGGTTCTGTGGGAATAAGTGGAAACACAACCATAGGAGGTACTTTAACTGCCGCTAATGCCACTATTAATAATGCAGTTCTTTCAGGTAGTACGGATATAACAGGAAGTATTGTAGTAACTGGATCTCTTACTGTTTCGGGTTCTGGTACTTTTAACAATATAGGTCCATTCAATCAAACTGGTGATTCAGGATTTATAGGAACTCACAGAATGTCTAGTTCTGCTTCTCCTTCCATAGTATCTGTATTAACTGAAAATGATAGTTTTCCATTTATACAAAGTTCACCTACTACCGGTCCTAATTTTAGAATGGATCTAGCTGATGCAAATTCATCAGGTAGTGCTCATATTTCTTTAGGAAGACAAACTGGTCTTTTTGGGGGAACTGGATTTTTAGCTCGTTACGCAACTGGTTCATCCGCATCTCAAGGTGAAATTATAATGGCACTTGGAAAAAATGGACTATTAGGTGCTCAAGAAGATAGATTCATAGTACAATCTGAACCAGGACGTATAGTAACTAATGGAAATTCAGAACTTACATTATCAGTAGGTGGACCCACAACAGGAAGAAGACAAGTATTAGGAAACGTCCAAGATGGTACAGGAGAATTTGCTAACTTTGCTGCAGGCATTGATAATCAATTTGGTCGTAAAAGATTCGTATCATTTGAATATTCCTCTAATAGTACTTCTTCTCAAGCAGGATTTTTCTCTTCATCACTTGCTGGTACTGGTGTACCTAATTTTAACACCAATGCAATCCCATTTGGGATAGTAGCAGGAGGTGCTCAAACAACTGATCTTACAAATACTGTATTTTTTATTGATCGTGGGGGATCTGTGGGTGCTACTGTTCCAGTTACTGCATCATTTCAGATATCAAGAGGTGGTAGTATTAATATGGAAGGTCATATTACAGCATCTGGTAAAATAGCTGTAGGAAGTACTATCCCTGCTGCGAGTGGGTATTCAGGTATTACAGCTAAATTTAATGGAGGAGCATTTTTCAACATTACCGAAGAAACTACTAGAGTTTTTGGTATTTATGACAGCCCAGATGGAGCTGATATTTTACGAATTGATACTGATCCTGATCAGTTTTTAATTGATCCAATAAATAATGGAATTAATGTTGGGATTAGTAATGCATCCCCAACTGAAAAATTAACTATATTAGGTAATGTAAGCGCTTCAGGTAATGGTATATTCAAAGCAGGTAAACCGATTACTACACATACCTCTTCTCCAATATCATCTTCTAATGCTAATGCTGGAGGATATCATATAGTAGGAGGAAATTTAACAGCTTCTATAGTTTTGGATAGTACTGCCCCTATAGGAGCGGAATATGAATTTTTCCAAACATCATCAGTAGGCCAGTTTTTATTTGAATCTGCTTCTGGAACAACAGTAATATCCAAAAATGGAAGTTTAAGGCTAGCTCAACAAGGTTCATCAGCTGTACTTAAGAAAGTATCCACTACTACTTTCCATTTAATGGGGGACTTAACATAATTAAATGAGTAAAATTGGGGCAATAGCACAATCGGATACTTCCATTATAACTGATGGGTTAATATATAATATGGATTTTTCCAAGTTTTCATGTTATACAAGATCTGGAACCACATGTACTGATTTAGAAGGGTCATTAGCAGGGACTGTTAATAACGGCGCTTCTTTTTCTACTGATGATTTAGGTGTTTTCGACTTCGATGGAGTTGATGATCAGATAGACTACGGCAAACCAGCTATATTAGAGACATATCCACTATCAATTGGTATATGGTTTAATGCAGATAGTACAAATTCAAAAAATGATGGTATTATTACTAAAGGAACTACTCGAGGTTCTTCAAGTCAAAGGAGTTTTGACGTATTTGGTAATGGTACTAATTTAATTTTTGTTGTAAGTAATGGTTCATCATATATAGTTAATATCTCAAGTACTTACCCATCACTAAATACATGGCATCATCTAGTTTGCATGTGGGACGGAACCACTAATTCAAATGGCGCTAAAATGTATTTAGATGGTTCTTTATTTGCTCAAGGAACAGCAACTGCTACAAGTTTTGCAACAGCACATAATATCTTTGCAGGAGGAAACAGATCAGGATATTTTTGGGATGGTAAGATAGCAGTGACAAGATTTTATAATAGAATTTTAACTGCTGATGAGGTAGCTATAAATTATAATGCTATAAAAGAAAGATTTGAATAATGAGTAAGCTCGATAACACATATATTATATTCGATGTTACAGAATTAAGTACTATAGATTTTGACCAGGTATTGGAAACATCTAGTGACACTGTTATATATAATGTAGCTGAAACACAAACCATAGTGAAATATATTGGCGAAATGCCATCATCAGTACAAGCATTGACTACTAAAGAGGGTCCTTATTCATTCGCAGAAATAAAAAATATTCTAACAGGCTCAGCATGGGAAGATCCTAATGCGGGTTTAGATTAAAATTTATTATATTTATCATAGTAAAAATAAGTCATGATTAAAGAAAAAAAAGTTTTAACAGAGGAAGAAATTAAAAATTTAAAAGATCTAAAAACAGATTTTGATAGTTTAATATATTCGTTAGGTACATTAGAAGCTGAAATTAGTGTTTTAGAAAATTCTAAAATTGAATTAAAAAGAAGGTTAGCTGAACTAACTAAAAAAGAAAAAATAGTAGTTAAAGAATTAGAGGAAAAATATGGTGCCGGTAAATTATCATTAGATACTGGTGAAATCCAACCTTTATAATAGTTTTTTTTAAAAAGTTTTTGATATTTATAATAAAACTTAAATAAAGACTAATGGCTGAAATTATTCTATCTCCCGGTGTACTAGCTAATGAAAATGATCAATCCCAAATTAGATCACTCCCTGTAGTAGCTGGTGCCGCTATCATAGGCCCTACAGTAAAAGGTAAACCCAATATCCCCAGATTAGTTACCACATTTAGTGAATTTCAGGCTGAATTTGGTACTACTTTTCTTTCGTCTTCTGCTCAGGAATATTCATTTTTAACTTCTATTTCAGCTAATAATTATTTCCAACAAGGAGGTACATCATTATTAGTAACTAGGGTAGCAAATGGTACATTTGGACCTGCTACTTCTTCTAATATTGGTAGTGAGGTATTTACTGGTGGGCTAAAAACAGGACTTAATCAATTATTAGGTTCTCTAAGTTCTTTTTCTGGATCAGGGGCTGGAGGTACTTTTGCTATATCAGCCTCTGTTATAACGGGAGGAGGTGCAGGATTTACAGGTAGTATTACAATATCACCTGGTGGAACAGTAGCAACTAGCATTTCTAGTAGCGCTGGAAGTGGATTTCAAGCAGGAGATACTATAACTATAACTTCTCAATCTTTGGGAGCTACAACAGGGGATGGAACTAATTTAGTAATTACATTAAATAGTAATGATTTAGCTTCTACAGCTCCATTTGAACTAGAAACATTATCTGAAGGTACTATTTTAAATAATACTCAAACAACTCCAGGATCCCCTGATCTAGTAGGACCCGGAGGTACTTTAACTAATGGTACAGCCGATAATATTAGATACGAAATAACAGGACGTAATATAGATCAAGGAGTATTTACGTTAGTTGTTAGAAGGGGTGATGATACTACCAATAGTAAAGCCATATTAGAAACATTTACTAATTTATCTCTGGATCCCCGACAGTCTAACTATATAGAAAGGGTAGTAGGTAATCAAGTCCAAGAAGTAATAGGATCTGGTACATCAGATCCATTTATTAGAACCTCTGGTTCATTTCCTAATGCTTCTAGATTTGTAAGAGTAAAATCAGTTTCTCTACCTACTCCTGATTATTTTGATAATAATGGAGGAGCTAAAGCTGCGTTTACAGCCTCTCTCCCTACAGCACAATCCGGAACATTCGGTGGTGGCACAGGTGAAGTATTTACAGGCGCTAATACATTATATGAAAAAATAGGGACCAGAACACAAGGATTAGTAGCTACGGATTATGATGATGCTATTAATTTATTAGCTAATAAAGATGAATATCAGTTTAATGTAATTTCCACTCCTGGTCTTAATAATGCTGATCATGCTACTCAAGTGGGTAGACTTATTGAAGTAGTAGAAAATAGAGGGGATGCAATAGCAGTAGTAGATTTAGTAAGATATGGTTCTACTATTACTACAGTAACATCCGAAGCTGGAGAAAGAGATTCATCATTTGCTGCTGCTTATTGGCCATGGTTACAAGTAGCAGAACCTACTAATGGACAAATAGTATGGGTTCCAGCGTCAACATTAATACCAGGTGTGTATGCCAATACCGATGCCACAGCAGAAACATGGTTTGCACCTGCTGGATTTAGTAGAGGTGGATTATTAGGAGTAGTACAAGCAGAAAGAAAATTATCTCAATCCCAAAGAGATTCATTGTATGTAGGTAAAGTTAATCCTATAGCTACATTCCCAGGAAGAGGAGTAGTTGTATTTGGTCAGAAAACACTACAACAACGACAAACAGCATTAGATAGAGTAAATGTAAGAAGATTATTAATTAGTTTGAAATCATTTATCTCTCAAATTTCTGATAACTTAGTATTTGAACAAAATACAGTTGCTACTAGAAATAACTTCCTAACCCAAGTAAATCCATTTTTGGAAAGTGTGCAACAAAGACAGGGATTATTTGCATTTAAAGTAGTGATGGACGATACTAATAATACCCCAGATGTAATCGATAGGAATCAATTAGTTGGACAGATTTTCCTACAACCTACTAGAACTGCTGAGTTCATATTATTAGATTTCAATATCTTACCAACGGGTGCAACATTCCCATCTTAAAAAATTTAAATTTAGAATATTTATAATAAAATAGAAACATGCCAGTATTAGATCCAAACGAAATATTTTTTACCGCATTTGAACCTAAACAACAGAATAGGTTTATAATGTTTATAGATGGGTTTCCGGCTTATCAAATAAAAGGAGTAGGTGCAATTAGTGTAACTCAGGGGACTGTAGCCCTTAATCATATTAATATTCAAAGATATGTGAAAGGTAAAACGGTTTGGAACCCTATTTCATTTACTTTATTTGATCCAATTACTCCATCAGGTGCACAGGCTGTAATGGAATGGGTACGTTTACATCACGAATCAGTAACTGGTAGAGATGGTTATTCTGATTTTTATAAGAAAAATCTTACCTTTAATGTTTTAGGTCCCGTGGGAGATATTGTTTCCGAATGGGTTATTAAAGGTGCTTTAATTACTGAAGCTTCATTTGGTGATTATAATTATGATAACGCCGATGCTGCTCAAGAAATTACAATGACTGTACAACCAGATTATTGTGTATTGAATTTCTAATTTATTTATTTATTTATATTTTTGAATGTCCGGTATTTATTACCGGACATTTTTTTCTATGGGAAGAGTAAAAACTTTAAAACCTGCTATACAGGATAGACCTGTAAAATTTTCTAGTATTACATCCACTGGCAATGTTACTATACAAGGAACAACTATACTTAGTGGATCTATTAATGTATCTACTGGAGGTGATCTTAATGTTGGAGCAATAACAGCAAGTGCAATATTAATGGACCCTGTTAACATAAGATCAGCTGATGGGTTAGTAATAGGAGGTGCTGGTGATACTTTTACTACTTCTGGGCCAGCAAATAAGTTTACGGTAGGTGGTGAAGGTGCTTTATCTATGTCAGGAAGTTTAACAGTCCATGGTTCTCAAATAAATTTTACTAATTTACCTACTTCAGACCCTGGAGTTGTAGGTAGGTTATATAGAGATGGAGCAACAGTAAAAATTTCTATTTAAAATCTTACATTTTCTTATCTCTTTATATATTTATCACTGAATAAAGTTATTATTAAATTGTAATCTATGTCTAAAGCAAAGTTTGAATTTCCTACTGAAATAGTTGAGTTACCCTCAAAAGGTTTAGTTTATCCTGAAGATAACCCTCTCTCATCTGGTCAAATAGAAATGAAATATATGACTGCCAGGGAAGAAGATATTTTATCTAACCAAAATTATATAGAAAAGGGTACTGTAATAGATAAGTTACTTCAATCTCTTATAGTAAGTAAAATAGACTATAAGGATTTAGTAGTGGGAGATAAAAATGCTATTGTAATAGCAGCCCGTATTTTAGGATATGGAAAAGAATATAAATTTACAGTTAAGGGAGAAGAATGCACTGTTGATTTATCCACTCTAGAAAATAAGGAGTTAGATGAATCCCTTTACACTAAGGGTGTTAATGAATTTCCATATACACTCCCCCATTCTAAAACTCAAATAACTTTTAAACTACT